AATCGCGGGGCCAAAACCTTTCAAATAAACATTGCCGAATTCAAGTTGAATGTCGTTGAGAAGTCGTGGAAACGAACGCAAGACTTTCCCAGGTTCTTGCATCGCCGCTTCGTACACACCAGCGACTTTTGAACCCTCTTTGATAATCATGTTGGTGATTGCCATTTGTCGTTGAGTGGCAGTCAAAGAACTTTCCGTAACTTTAAGTTCTCGTGCATACGAAGCATACGCTTCTGATGCGTATTTTGTAATGCCCGCCGACTTCAAAAGCACCGAATTACCAGTTTGGATGGCGTAAGTAAGCGTTCTTGCAGTGTCGGTTGAGTTTGACTGGCTCAACACGGCAAGGTCTTGCGCCACACGAGCAACCTTGGCCGCCTTGCTTAATTCAAGATTGCCCTTGACGAAGAGCATTGCAATTTCTTGCGATGCCTGCATCTCAATACCCATTGAGCGAATATCTTTCGCCGCATCTTTAATCGTTTTTCCACCGATGCCCGTGGCTTTGCCCACGGCTTCCATGGCGACATTCATTTCGGCAACGCCCGAAGCGACCTTGAACGATTGCTGGCTGAACTTGATGAACGAGTAGCCAACGGCGGCTACCGCCGCACCAACACCAATGAGCGACTTTTGAAATGCGTTCGTTCTTGTGTTGGCTTGATTTACACCATGAACAAAATTGTTGACGGATTGGCTTGCAGAAGCCATTCCCCTGTTATATTGCTTGGCATCTAAACCAAGTTGAAACTGAAGAGAACCTGCACTTATAGCCATTATCTTCTTTTCCTAGCCGCTTTCTCTTGTTCCCACGCTTTTAACTTGTCGTGTGCCGCCCACCCTACAAGTTCATCTGCGCTAAGAGCAAGATGGCTAGGCGACCCAAAGAGCAATTCTTCTACAGTTCTTCCGAGCCTTTCGGCAAGGATGAAATAGTAGCGATACTCAGGGTCGCTTAGTTGCCTTTTCCCTCTTCATCTACCGCCTTGGCAGTCATGCCTGAAACCTGCATAACTTTTTGGGCGACAAACTCAACCGCAGATGCCGATTTTTCCTGCAATGCCTCCATGTCAAGCGCAGAAAAAACTTTCTCGCCTGTCTCTGGGTCATACACGGAAGAAATCAAAAGGAGTGGATACATTTTTTCCATGTCAACCGTTCCATCGGTCTTGGTGCAAGTTGCCACCAAACGACTTCTCTCAACCGCCGTCATGGTTCGGATGTCAATGTCAACATTCCAAACATCTACATGGACTAAATGACTCTCAATATCTTTTGATTGAATAATACGGTCACGCAAGGACACGATTTTCTCCTAGTTGTTAGTGGTTGTTACGAATATGTGCCACGAGTGATTGAACCAGTAACTTGTAGTTCGGCACTTGCGGTCACAACATCTCCCACTGTAGCACTAACTTCGTAGGAAGTCATGATGCACTCGCCAGTATATTTGATGTTGCCAGCAGTTGTTCCTGCGGGGCCGTATTGAAACGAAAGCGTTGCCGCCTGACCTACAACACCAGCCAAATAGCCGTCTGCGGTTGCGTCAAATTTGCCCGAAATGGAAATTGTGGCATCGGTCAAGCCCGTAATGTATGACTTTGCCGAACTGCCAAAAGTTGTGGTTTCGGCTGTTTCAATGCTTCGTGGAAACGAAACATCCTCAAGAAAAGCCGATATATCACGAAGAGTGCCGCCTGAATCGTCAAGCCTGAAGTCTGCCGATTTACCGTGTACGAATGCCATAATTTATTTCTCCTGTTTCTTATTGTTTATTGTCTTGCGAAGTTGATGTGATATGTAAAACTCCCAGCACCAGCAGGTGTCGCTACGGCTCGGAGATATCTGTTTACAGTAGTGCCATTGGCAACTTTGATGCGCTCTGCCGTTACAACGGTTGTCGCTACTGATGTGAAACTTTGAAGGTCTGCCCATGTTGAGTTGTCTGCCGAATGTTGAACTTTGCACACAGTTGCGTCGTTCATTGTATTCGCAGTCACATGAAGAGTGGCGAATCCACCGTTGGATGATGAAGCCCCGTTATCTACCGATGTTCCAGTGGTCGTGGTTGTGATTGCACCAAGAGCCGCAAGTGAAACTGCGTTACCAATTCCGTCATCTGCCTGAAACTCTGCGTTTGCTGAAACAACATCACCGACTGGTGCAGTTACCTCGTAAGAAGTAAGTTTTCCAGTTGCGGAAATCATGCGAGTTCCGATGGTTGTCACGCCTGAAACTGAAGCAGAAAGCACCGCACCAGCATTTACGCCGAGAACATCTGTCATTTCTGCGTCAATGGCGTTAGCCGCACCATCAAACATACCACTCAAACTGATAGTTCCGTCAACAAGCCCAGTAATATAAGACTTTGCGCTAGAACCGAACGATGTTGTCTCCGCCGTTTCCACAGAACGACTAGCCGAGATGTCGTTGAAATATGTTGACAAATTAAATTCGTTCTGCAAAACGATTGCAGATTTTCCGTGAATAAATGCCATGATTATTCTCCTAAATCTTCTACAACGGGAGTTTTTTTAGTTTTTGATGGTGTTGAGCCAGCAAGTTCAATCATATTTTGTTCAAGAAGCCATGAAACGGATGATGAAGGCAAATCGGAAACAACATCTCCTGCTTCCGCCCGTTTGGGTGGCTTGCCGTAATCAAGCCCAACCAAAACCTTATATGTTGCCATCATTCCTCCGAATATGCCACAGCGACTTCAGAAAGGACTGGGGCGACAAGCGCACGATGGCAGTTCTAACCGAGGTCACTAAGACACGCTTTATTAAGTTGTGCTGAAAAGTTACTCTTAAAAAAAACAATAATCAAGTCATTCTTGGGCATTTTTTGCCTTACAGCGATTGCAAATTATTACCCATGGTCTAGTTAGTTTCTCCGCCAACAATTTTTCACAACGCCAGCATCTAGGTTTTTCATCGCAAATTACCCCTTCTCCGTAAGGGTTTTTTGTGTTTTCCATGACTACGGAGTTATGCGAACTACATCAAAATTGAAGTTAAACAAAACCCTGCGGTTGGAGTCTCGTTCAAGCACGGAAGGCGCACCTAAAGATTCAACCCTTAGATACGAGTTTGTGTTTATTGTTTGATTTGCTATCGCCGTAAAGACCCTGTAAATGCTATCCGACAAAGTTCTGCCAGTTGAATAAGATGTGTTGCGCACGATTACCTGAAGTTGTGGTCTTTCCAAAGTGGGGAGATTGTTTGAACCCATGGTGAAATTAGGCGGCGCACCAGCATTCTCGTAAATTGCTACGCAGTTGTCCACCGTTTCGGGCAACAAGCCATAAAACAAGTTCGTTCCCAAGGTAAGAGATGCAAGTTGCTCATCAAGATACCCGCCCAAATCTTCTAGCATTCCCATGGCTAGATTTTCCTGCTTCTTACTCTTCTCTGCAAATCTTTTGCGATTCTTGAAGACATATTTTTCGCCGCAACATAGGCAGGCGTTGTGAGATATTTGTTTCTGCCTTGACCGTAACTTTTGGGTGCTTCGTGAACCACTTCGGCGTAGGTAACTGGTTTTCCGCTTATGGCAGAAACTTCATCGCTACCGTATCCAAGAGTCACCGTGATTTTGTCGCCTGCTATTTCAGGTCTCAACACAGTGCCACTTTGTTTGAGAGCGCCAGTAACCACTGGCACATACAAAAGTTTGGATGCAGTCATAATTCCCTCTGCTTCGGCAAAAAGCGAATCGGCTACATCCTGTATCGTTACTCCCGCAATTTTTGAAAAATCATTGCGTATGCTTTTGACATAAATTTTGCTCATATAAAAGTGACCATGGTGTGTTCAAGACCAACAACTTCATTGTGGATTGAAATGCTCTCAATTTCTGGTGTTGAATTGTCGGGCAAAGTAATTTTGTCTCTCAATGTGATGGATGTGTCGGCAATGTAGGCGACTTTTGAATATGTTTCGGTATCCACTTGAAGACCCTTTGATATTTGTTTCGGCGGTTCAACATAAGCGGAAGCGGTTCGTGTCGCCGTAAAGGTGTCTTCGCCATAATTGTTTTTTGCCGTATAAGGCGCAATCGTCACCGTGTGTGGCATGAAATTTGTAAGTTGCTTGTCAATCGCCACTATGCACCCCTGCGATAATCGTATGGTGATTCATCAGAAGGCTGAGAGCGTGGGTTATCCATGATGCCTTTTCGTGAAAATGTAGGCTCTCTGTCGGTATCCAATTCCACGGCTTCTTTCGCACTGCGAGAAAAGCCTGAAATATATGGTGAAACTGGCGAAAGTTCGTCTTTGCTCAAAAGATTGTCTGCCAATTCTAGGTATTGGCGATACTTTGCAGAAAAATCTGCGCTCAAACCACCGATGGTTCGGTTCATCAATCTTGCGAACTTAGCCGCAATCGCCCTTGCTGTTTCGGATGCGACTCGGTTGACAACGCCATGCTGTGCGATTAGATAAGTGATTTCCTCGTTCGTAATCAGTTGGTCAGTCGTGTCGGTATCGCCAACGAGAAACCTGACTGCATCTTTAGTTGAATCGGCTGGATTGCCCGAATATGTCCAAGTCATAGCACACTCCTGTGCCAATCATACGACAAAATTATTTTTTAATAAACCCCTATTCGGGTTTGTTCGCCGTATCTGGAACAGTTTTTGAAGGAACAATCACCCTGCGCATCGTGCCGTCTTTTTGCAATTCTTCTTTAGGCAACTTGCCACCTTGCGGAAAGCGAGCAATATACCTGCGTGTTTCAAGCGTATTTGTGTGTCGCCAGTTGGTTGTATCAACAACCTCACCACGAACAAATTTGCCATTCGTACCGTCAAAAGGTCGTAGAACTACATACCATTTTGTCTTGGGGGTTACCGATTCAATTAATGGGTCTTTTGTGGACACAAGAGGTCACTTTCTGTTTAGTTGAATTACGCTACCCGATACCAAACTACCGTGTCCGTTGCCGAAACACGAACTTTGAATGTCGCAGAAGTAGCGGCACTCACGCTTGCTACACCAACAATCGTCGCACCCGTACTTGCCGTGATGACGAGTGGGTAATCTGCGGCGGC